CCTCTGACGCGGTTGCCTACGTCGTTGACGATCCCAAGCTCCTGTTCCAAATGCAGGGTGATGGATCTATTGCTCAGACTGGTCTGGGTAACAACGTCCAAGCAATCAGCACTGCTGGATCAACCGCTATCGGACGAAGCAAGAATGCTTTGGACGCCAGCTCAATCGCAACAACCAACACGTTCCCGCTTCGTATCATCGACTTTGTGGACGGTCCCGAGAGTGCGGTAGGTGATTCCTTCACCGACTGCGTCGTGACCTATTTGCCGCTCAGCCATGCCTACGAAACGGCACTTGGCGTTTAAGGAGGTCTGAGAAATGGCTATTTCACGCGCACAAATGCTGAAAGAACTGCTCCCCGGACTGAACGCTTTGTTTGGTTTGGAGTATGAGCGGTACGACGATGAGCACACGATGATTTACGAAACTGAATCATCTGAGCGCTCATTTGAAGAAGAAGTGAAGCTGTCTGGATTCGGTGCGGCACCGGTCAAAGCTGAAGGCGCGGCCATCAGCTACGACTCTGCACAAGAGTCTTTCACTGCTCGCTATAACCACGAAACCATCGCCCTTGGCTTCTCAATCACCGAGGAAGCTATGGAAGATAACCTGTATGACTCTTTGTCTGCTCGTTATACCAAGGCGCTGGCTCGGGCTATGGCTCACACCAAGCAGGTTAAAGCGGCCAACCCGCTTAACGACGGCTTTACGTCTTACAACTCTGGTGACGGCGTAACGCTGTTCAGCACATCTCACCCGCTGGTAAACGGTGGCACCAACTCCAACCGCCCCACCACTGCGGCTGACCTGAATGAGACCTCGCTGGAAGATGCTGTGATTAACATCGCCGCATTTACCGATGAGCGTGGTCTGCTGATCGCGGCACGTCCTCGTCGTCTGATCGTTCCACCCGCGCTTCAGTTTGTAGCAACTCGCTTGCTTGAGACTGAGGGTCGAGTTGGCACGGCTGACAACGACATCAACGCCCTTCGCAACAACGGCTCGATTCCGGAAGGTTACTCAGTCAACCACTTCCTGACTGACACCAACGCCTTCTTCATCATCACCGATGTACCGAACGGCATGAAGCACTTCCAGCGTACTGCGCTGGAGACTTCAATGGACGGCGACTTTGATACCGGCAACGTCCGATACAAGGCTCGCGAGCGATACAGCTTCGGCGTATCCGATCCTCTGGGAATCTACGGCTCGCCCGGAACTTCCTAATAGCACGGGGGCTTCGGCCCCCTTTTATTCCTGACTAATTGTTCCACATGGAACATTAGACCCACCCAGACAGGAGACTCACATGGGTACTACTACTTTTTCCGGGCCTATTAAGGCCGGAACCATCAAAGACACCACCGGTACTACAGTCGGAACCGACAAGGCTAACGTCGGCTTTGTGCTTATGGCGCAAAGCGCCAACGTCGTTTTTGGCGACGATGGCACCGAGACGGTTGTTGCCACTGTTCCTGCGAATAGCCAGCTTTGGCAGGTCAGCGTGGATGTCACTACCGCTTTTGACGCGGCCACCACTAACACGTTTGACATTGGTGACGGCACTACTGCTGACAAGTACGCTGACGCGCTAGATGTTAGCTCTGCGGCAAGATTGCTTGCCACATCTGACGTGAGCCAGCTTGGTAACTTGGTTGACATTGGTACGACGGATGTTGACGTAACCGTTACCTACAACCAGACAGGCACTGCCGCTACGGCTGGCGCCGCAACGGTTACCGTTCTGTACCTCCAAAACAGAAACCTTTCTTAATTAGCTCGGGGGCGTAAGCCCCCTTTTTGGAGGACAAAATGGCTGACACAGTTACCAGTCAGACAATAGAAGACGGCCCCCGCACCGCAATCTTTGCGTTCACCAACGTCAGCGACGGCACAGGCGAATCTGCTGTGACCAAGATCGACGTGTCCGCTCTCTCCAATAACCCCGTTGATAATGGCGCATGTACCAGCGTGAATATTGAGCGCGTTTGGTATTCAACCATTGGCATGGGTGTTGAGATTTTGTTTGACGCGACGGCAGACGTTTTAGCTTGGGAGCTTCCTGCTGACTACTCAGACTCACTGGACTTTTCCTCATTTACGGGCATCCGCAACAATGCTGGATCCGGTAAGACGGGTGACATTAAGTTTACGACCGTAGGTCACACTAATGGCGACTCTTATACAATCGTCCTGCAAGTAAAAAAGAACTACGGCTAATGCGGCTGTATTACAAGAAGGGCGGCAAAACAAAGTCGAAGGTAAATGAAGCTGGAAACTACACTAAGCCCTCTTTACGGAAGCGGCTATTTAACAAAATCAAAGCTGGGGGAAAAGGCGGTAAGCCGGGGCAGTGGTCCGCAAGAAAGGCCCAAATGCTCGCAAAGCAGTACAAAGAGGCTGGCGGAGGCTACAAGGACTAATGGCGCTCAAAAAACCGCAAAAGTCACTCAAGAAGTGGACAAAGCAGAAGTGGCGCACAAAGTCCGGCAAGCCGAGCACCCAAGGCTCGAAAGCGACGGGCGAAAGGTATTTGCCTGAAAAAGCGATTAAGTCTTTGTCTTCTAGCGAGTATGCCGCCACTACCCGGAAGAAGCGTGCAGATACCAAGAAAGGCAAACAGCACTCTCAGCAACCCAAGAAGGTTGCCAAAAAGACGGCGAGGCATAGGAAGTAATGCGACAGTATTACAGCAAGGGCGGTCGAGTCGATAAAAAAGCGATGTCCTGCAATAAGCCAAAGCGGACGCCAAATCATCCGAAAAAGTCGCACATCGTAAAGGCATGTGAAGGCGGCAAGGAAAAGGTGATCCGCTTTGGCCAGCAGGGCGTCAAGACCAATCAGACGGTTGGTCAGCGCAAGGCGTTTAAGTCGCGTCATGCCAAGAACATAAAAAAGGGAAAGATGTCTGCGGCCTACTGGGCGGACAAGGTTAAATGGTCGCCCAGCAAGACCAAGTCTCAATCCAAGAAATGGAAGAAAGGTAGCTGACATGGCGATTAGCAGGGCGCAGACATCAAAGCAAACTCAAAACGCACCGAGATCCAGAAAGAAGCAGGAGAAGGTTAGCAAGGTCATGCGTGAGTTTGAAGCTGGCAAGCTAAAGTCTGGCGGCTCAAAAAAGAAAGTGACCGACAAGAAGCAGGCTATTGCCATTGCTTTGTCTGAGGCCGGGCTTGGCAAGAAAAATGGCGGCGTCTTGCCAAAACCAAAGTGCAGGAACGGTATAGCTGTTCGCGGAAGAACTAGAGGGCGGGTTGTATAAATGGCTACGAGCGGAACGACCGGCTTTACTCTTGACCTGTCAGACATTATCGAAGAGGCGTATGAGCGTGCGGGCCTTGAGCTACGAAGTGGCTATGACTACAAAACTGCTCGCCGCAGTCTTGATCTGCTCATGCTTGAGTGGCAAAACCGGGGCCTTAATCTCTGGACGGTACGGGACACCACGGTGGCTCTTGTTGCAGGGACGGGATCATACAACCTTAGTGCTGACAAGTTAGACATTATCGAGGGACTGCTTCGCACGGACGCAGGAGATAGCTCCAAGCAGTCTGACTTGACCATGCAGAGAATCTCTGTCAGCCAGTACGCGCATCAGACGAATAAATTAACCCAAGGGCGCCCTTTGCAATACTATGTTGAGCGCAAGCCAACGGGTATTACTGTGCACTTCTGGCCAGTGCCGGACGCCACAACCAGCTACACCTTTGCGTACTACTACATGGAGCGCATTGAGGATAGCGGAAGCCCTGCTTCTAACAACATGGATGTGCCGGCTCGTTTCCTTCCCTGTCTGGTTGCGGGGTTGGCATATCAAATTGCCAGCAAAAGGCCGGAGGCGCTACAACTAGCTCCAACCTTGAAGCAGGTTTATGAAGAGCAATGGAGCTTGGCGGCAGACGCGGCAAGAGAAAAGGCGTCCTTGTATGTGGCACCCGGAGGCTATAACGACCTATGAGCAGTTATGCCAAGGGGAAGCACGCATTCGGGTTTTGCGACAGGACGGGTTTCCGCTATCCGATCAGAGACCTTGTCAGACAAATTGAAGATGGGCGCTGGAATGGCCTACTGGTTGGTCGAGATGTGGTTGATCAAGATCAGCCTCAGCTCAAGCTAGGAGATGTCAATGCAAGCGATCCTCAGGCGCTTAGGTTCCCAAGGCCAGACAATAGCCTTGACGAAAGCAGGTCATTGTCCGCTTTTGATCCGGTTGGCGGCGGCAATACTGCTCTTGGTAGTAGGACTGTTGGCCTCGACATGGCCGGACAAGTAGGCCGCGTCACGGTGGAGATATCCTGATGGCTTTTACCTATACCACGCTGAAGCAGGCGATTCAGGATTATGTTGAGTCAACGGAAACCAGCTTCGTTAACAACCTGCCAACGATCATTACGCAGGCTGAAGACAGGATACTGAAGCGATGTCAGTTGCCAGACTTCAGGCAGAATGTCACGGCGAATATGACCTCCGGAAACCAGTATCTTGCAATGCCGTCAGATTTCTTGACGCCGTACTCGCTTGCAATAGACAACTCTGGGTACGACTACCTGCTCTTTAAGGATGTCAACTTCGTTCGTCAGGCATACCCGTCATCTTCTACTACAGGCGCTCCAAAGTGCTACGCAATCTTCAGCGACACTTACTTTTTGATTGGGCCGACCCCGGACAGCAATTACGCGGTAGAGCTTCATTACTTCCACAAGCCGGAGTCCATCACGGTCGCGTCTTCTGGAACGAGCTGGCTTGGCGACAATGCCGAGTCTACTTTGCTTTATGGCTGTCTTGTTGAGGCGTATACCTATCTCAAGGGAGACGCCGACCTCATGCAGTTATATGCTCAGCGTTACGAAGACGCCATATCAAGGTTGGAGGAGCTGGGTGAGGGTTATAGCACCACGGACAGTTACCGTAGCGGCGCAGTGAGGAAGCCTAGAAGCTAATGCTGGAGTTGAGCGTAGGCACCGTTAGCGTCCAAACCACCAGTAATAGAGGCTTTACTCCGGAAGAGGTTGCGGAGAGGTGTCTCGATAAGATTATTAGCGTGTCGGAATCCGCCCCTCAGGCTTTGCGGGATCAGGCGCTGTCTTATCGCAAGAGCATCCGTGCTGTCTTGCTTTATTACATGAAAGAGGCGATCAGCAGTGATCGCACCACTATTTATAACGCTCTGGTTGATGCAGGGCAAAAAGACCTAGCCGAAGCGATCAGGAGGCTTTAAATGGCATTTACCGGAAACTACATGTGTACCTCCTTTAAGCAGGAGCTAATGGAGGGTGTACACAACTTTAAGCTGTCGGGCGGTAGCACCTTCAAGCTGGCAATGTATGACAACAACGCCAGCTTTACTGCGGCAACCACGGCCTATACCGCGACAGACGAGGTTAGCGGCACGGGCTACAGCGCGGGCGGGGGGACCCTAACTCGGGTAGATCCGACCACCTCCGGCACAACGGCGTTTACGGACTTTGCTGACCTCACGTTTAGCACAGCTACTGTGACTGCTCGCGGGGCCTTGATCTATAACGACTCGGCGGCGGGCGATCCCAGTGTTGTGGTTTTGGATTTTGGCTCTGACAAAACATCTACAGCGGGCGACTTTACTATTGTTTTCCCTACTGCGGATGCCAGTAACGCGATTATTCGGATAGCGTAATGACCGATGTCGTCGTCCCATTAACCGGCTGGGGCCGAGGCGCGTGGAGCGATCTTGGCTGGGGCGAAGGCAGTGTTACCAATGCGGGGGCTACGGGTAATGTAGGCTCCGTCACAGTAATAGCAGAAGCCAATGTCAATGTAACAGGGCTTTCTGCGACGGCGGCGGTAGGAACCGCCACTGTAACGGCAGATGCCAACACAAGTGTCACCGGGCTTGAAGCAACCGGTGCGGTAGGCTCAGTAGCTGTCATTGCTGAAGCGAATGTGGCAGTGACCGGTCTTGCAGGTACCTCTGCGGTGGGTTCAGTAACTGTCACCGCCGATGCCAACACAAGCGTCACTGGGCTTGAGGCGACCGGCGCAGTGGGGTCGGTAACCGTAACTGGCATTGCGAATGTGTCGGTTACGGGATTGGCGGCTACTGCCGCCGTTGGCTCTGTCGCGGTCAGAACCGTCAACAATGTAGATGTTACCGGCGTTTCTGCGACGGGCGCTGTTAGCTCAGTTACCGTTGTTGCTCCGGCCAATGTATATCCCGTAGGGATATCCGGAGCCGGAGAGGTTGGATCCGTTTTGGTTTGGGGCGTTATTGTGCCGGACCAAACACCAAACTATGTCAATGTGACGCCGTCGCAGTCTCCGGGTTGGTCGGTAATAGCGTCGTCGCAGTCTCCGGGGTACGCGACGATCAGTCCGTCTCAGTCTCCGGGTTGGTCAGGTGTGGAGCCGTCGCAGACGCCAAACTATGAAGATATTGCGGCATAAAGAGGATTAACGAATGCCTAGCACATACACTACAAATCTTGGTATTGAGAAGATTGCTACTGGTGAGCAGTCAGGTACATGGGGAACCACCACCAATACCAACTTTGATCTGATTGACACTGCGGTAAACGGCATTGTTTCAATCACTCTCGCCAGTGCGGGAACCTCCGGCTCACCCAACGATCTACCGATTACTGACGGCACTGCGTCTAATGGCCGCAACAAGTTTATTGAGTTTGTTGATGGCGGCGACCTTGGCGCGACAGCGTATGTCCAGCTTACCCCTAATGATGCCGAGAAGATTGTTCACATCCGCAACAGCTTGTCTGGCAGTCGGTCAATTATTGTCTTTCAGGGCACCTACAACGCATCCAATGATTTTGAGATCCCTAACGGTGCAGATGTCACCCTGAAGTTTGACGGGGCTGGAACGGGCGCTACCGTCACCGATGTTAATGTTGACTTGACGGTGACAGGCGCGACCATAGCCACTGCCGATATTAACGGCGGCACCATTGACGGCACCACTATCGGCGGATCATCTGCCGCCGCAGGAACCTTCACCACGTTCACCTCCACAGGCATCGACGATAACGCGGCGAGTACCGCTATCACTATTGACTCAAGCCAAGACGTTACTTTTACGTCAGACGCCATATTCCCTGATAACGGCAAGGCTATCTTTGGTGCTGGGTCTGACCTACAGATTTATCATAATGGCTCGCATAGCATTATTGCTGACGCTGGAACTGGGCATTTAAAACTTCTTGCCGCTGATTTAAGAATTAACAATGCCGCTGATACTGAAACGTTTATAGCTGCGTATGAAAATAGCAAAGTTGATATTTATTACGACAATTCAGTAAAACTATCCACCACCGCCACAGGCATTGATGTCACGGGTGACGTTAATAGCGATAGCGTAACTACAGGTACGTTCACCTCCACAGGCATTGACGATAACGCCACAAGCACTGCGATTACGATTGATTCTAGTGAGAATGTTGGTATTGGTACGATTAGTCCCGGAAGAAAACTTACAGTCTCCCGAGACGCAGGCTCAAGCATTGTTGGCTCGTTTGTTACAGCAAACACTGGTGAGGGTGTAATAACTTTTTCAAACTCCACTACAACCAGCGACACTTTTGTGAGGATTGGTTGCGCTGGCGATGACATGCTAATGTACGCAGGTAATGCAGAACGTATGCGTATAGACTCCAGCGGCAACGTTGGTTTTGGCGTTACTCCAGATGCTTGGGCTTCTCCTAACTTTACTGCACTTCAGATTGGCGTTGGTGGTTCTATTGCTGGTCGTGGAGCTGTTGGAACAGGCGATCAGATTTATGTTTCCGCAAACGCCTATTATGACGGCACAAGTTGGGAATATATTGAAAGTAATTACGCAACAAACTACTACCAAGACAATGGCACCCATGTGTGGCGATATGCCGCCTCTGGCACGGCAGGAACAGCTATTTCTTTTTCTGAGGCTATGCGTATCGACTCTTCTGGTCAAGTTGGTATTGGAATAGCTCCATACGCAACTAGAAAATTAACTGTCTTTGGTACAGGTGCTGGTGAAGCCACAGTAATGATTGAGGGAGAAGGTGGAGCCGACCCCTGTATTAATTTTCTTGCAAACAATACACAGCATTGGACATTAGGTATTGATGACAGCGATGCAGACAAATTTAAACTTAGTGAACATTCTGCTCTTGGAACAAATGACTATTTAGTTGTAGACGTTTCTGGCAACGTTGGTATTGGCACTACGAGTCCTGATTCAATATTGCATTTATCTGGTAGTAGTACCTCAAAGATTATTATAGAGGACTCCGCTAGTCCTCGCGGAAACTATATCGGGATAAATAGCTCAGACAATCTTGTTATAGCGGCTGATGAAGACAATCTAGGCTCAAGCTCTACCATACAACTTAGGGTAGACGCCACAGAACGTATGCGTATAGACGCCAGCGGCAACGTTGGTATTGGTACTACGAGTCCTTCAACATACAGCAATGCTCCTGAACTGGTCATAGATACAGGTACTTCGGGTGGTATAACTGTTAAGTCAGGCACTGCTGGTTATGGCGCTGTTTTCTTTGCTGATGGCACTACGGGCAATGAACAGTACAGAGGTAGTATCCAGTACAACCATGATTTTTCTGGCGTAACAGATGCTCTGTTATTTGGAACCGCTGGTGCAGAACGTATGCGTATCGACTCTAGCGGCAATGTTGGTATTGGTAGTCCCGGAAAAACCTTAACTGCACTTTCAGACGGGACAAATTCTGGCCCTGTTTTGGCTATTGGAAACACTGACACCGCTTTAGGGTCTAACGACACAATAGGTTCACTTACGTTTTTGTCTGACGATAACTCGTATGACGCTACATACACAGACGGCATTGCGGTTCAAATTTCTGCTGTTTCAGAACACTCTACAGGCAATAGATACGGGCTGGCGTTTTATACAGGAAATGCAAGTGGTTCTCCTACTAGGGGCGAAAGACTGCGCATAGATAGCGTAGGCAACGTTGGTATTGGCACGAATAACGTTTCATTTGCGTCTGGATATACTACCGTAAACATTAACGGAAGTACTGGCGGTCAGATTCATTTTAGCGATGATGATGTAAAAGTCGCAGATTTTACTGCCAATACTGGTGACTTATTTATTCAATCT